TCACTTCTTCGCTTTCACTACCGCCGGCAACAGCGCCGGCATGCTCTGGTTGATGTAGTCGCGCCGCTTCTCCGGCGTCTCGAACACCATCCGCACAACACGGATAGCCTGGTCGCGCTCCGTGCGCCGCTTCAGCTCGATCTCCCGCTTGTACCGGAAGCCGAGAATCGCCTGCTTCATCCGGTACTCGAACGTGCCCGGGTTGAACCCTTGCACTTCCGGCTCCATGCTCAGGAAGTCGAGAGCCCGCTTGTCTGCGAGGGATGCAATCTGCCCCTCTTGTGCTGTGGTTTCCGTCAAGTCAGTCCTCCTTCAGGATCTGGAACTTCGCCACCTCGAACCGGCCCCACTCTGGCCTATGCCCACAGAGGGCATATTTGAGCCCCGCCATCTCTACGTACTGCCGGAAGTTCTCCGGCGAGATATCGTAGAGCACCACCTCGACCTCGCACTTCCACGCCTTCAGAAAGGGCCGGTAGGACACGACGCGCGTGACCTTGTTTCCCGTGCCCTTCCGCGTGACGATCTCCTGGTGGATACCGTCGTACTCTTTCGCGAGCGGAATCAGATCCGGCGAGATGAAGCAACCGGCTCGAATGCCGTTGCGCCTCCTCTTGCTGTCGGTCTTCTTCCCGATCTCCGATGATGCATCCCGGATGCACGCCTTGAGACAAGCCGCGGGGAGACACACGTTCCCCTGGTCGTCTCGATACACCTTTAGGATGGCGTTCTTCTGCGCCTCTTGGTCGTTCTGGTCGTTCAAGCCCGAGTACCGATCGAACAAGATCGGCACCATGCTTTTCAGACCCAGCTTGACTCTGGCCGCCATACGCCCTCCCTCGTCATGAAATCGCACCACCCGGCAACGCCGGGGTACCGACTCATCGTCCCCTCCCTCTCGCCCTTCCCCATCGTTTTCCATGAGCGATGTCATAGATTGCTGTATCCCCTACTCCGTATCTTCGCGCCAATTCGGCCTGAGAATGGAAAGCCAACAGCCTGCGTATTTCCTTGACTTGTTCCCACTTCAATTTCGCCGCTGGGTTATCCTCTCCAATAGCCCCGGGCCAACCTCGCAGTCTGTGTTTGACAGAGGCATCCCGCATATTCTCCTTAGGAGTACCCAAAAAGAGATGCTCCGGATTGATGCATTTCGGATTGTCGCAAGAGTGACAAACCTCCAACCCTTTCGATATATCTCCGAAACACTCAATCCATACCGCTCTGTGCGCATAAGACTGGCGCCTGTCATGGCGCAATACTGGATAGCCCTTCGTCAAAGCCCTATTCGTTACCACGAAACAACCTTGTTCGTTCACCACAAATACTGTCTTCTTCCTACCAGGCATCTCTCAATGTCCTTTCAGTCCACGTCCACGCGCCCACAGCACCGCGTCCAGGATCATCGCCGACCCGTAGTCCGAGGTCCTGACATGCCGCTCCACGCCGAAGGTTTTCCACGTCACGATCCACTCGCCGCCCTCGGGGTACGACCCCGTGAACTCGTACTGAAGGTTCGGCCACGCGGCGCACCCGCACAGGAGCAGGCACCACACCACCACCGCGAGCCCCCGCCGGCGCAGGTACGCCGACCGCTGCAGCCGCGCGTTCGTCCAGTGTGCCCCGCTCTCGGCGTAGATCGCGAGCTTCACGGGGTGGCCTCGGCGAACAGCGGCGCCTCGTCGTGTATCCGCGCCCGCGCCATCTCCGCGTACTCCGGTTTCAGTTCGATCAGCACGTACTCCCGCCCGAGCTTCACCGATTCCACGCCCACGGTCCCGGCGCCGGCGAAGGGGTCGAGCACGGTGCAGGGAACGGGGTCATACACCGCACATCCCCTCGCACTCGTTGGTGAACAGATCGAGTTGTCCGCGTTCGTCCTCCGTCGATAGGTCCACCTCTGAAAGCGGCACCCTATCTCGATGTACAAACCACCGCAGGGGCTCCGTCCATCCCCGATTCGTGATGCCTGGACGAATAGCGAGGTCCACCTTCACGGCTTCCGCCCAATCCTCTGGATTCTGCTTGAGCGCTCGCCACACCGCTTGGTCGTGGTAGGGGCAGAAGGTGCATGCACTCTTTGCCGGTATCGGGTAGCCGTGCTTTTCGATCCACGCCTTGCAATCCCCACGGGTCATCTTCAATTCGATCAGTGGCCACCGATGGACGATGTATGGCATGCGACTCACCTTCATGCGGCGTACTTCATCGAGCGATATTCCGATCCACTGCTCGACCACTGGATCACGCGGCGCGCGTTCTCCTTTGCCGACCCCGATAAGTTCCCTGATCTTCTTCTGGATCGGTGCGATCTTGAAATCTTGCGTGCACTGGCGGTGCAACATCCCGCCGGTCTCAACGTGAAACGGCGGGCGTGCATCCATCCGATTCGTACCTTCCATCGCCCCCAGGATTTCCTTGGTCAAACTACCCGCCGTCACCCGATGCACCGGGAATGGCAACACGCTCTCGAGCCAATCCAAGTGCCGGTAGACCGCTTTTGGTTCCGCCTGAGTATCCGCGAAGATCGCGCAGTCAGGCATCTCCACGATTCCATCCTTTGCCAACAGAGCCAGCGTCGTAGACTGCACTCCAGCACCGAGAGAGATCACGCGGAGTATCGGCCGAGCGTTACCGGCTTCCACCTTCTGGCGCTCGTCACGAGCCAAGGCGAGTTGTTCGTCGCGCGTCATCCCCGCGCCTCCATCGCCGCGAGCCGGGCGCGGATGCGAGCATGGGCATCCAAACTGTCTGTGTACAGTCCTATGTCATCTGCCCGCAAATATGCCCTGTCCTCGTGTATCCACGCCGCGAGCCTGTAGATCGCCCGCCGCTGCCGGGCATTCTCGTCCCGCAGCGCGATGCCCCGCGTGCATAGGTCCGCCTCAGTGATCTTGTATTGTGCGATGGCACCGCCGCAGAACCTGATCTCCCTCGCCTGGGCTTCCTCGTGGGCGTCAGACCTTTCAGTCTGTGTTTCCCACGACTCACGGCACTCGGCGCACGCCTTTGCCTGGGCGTCGATGTGGTCGAGGAGGGCAGAGCGGTCGGCTTCGGCTTGGTTCGCCGCCGCTGCCATCTTTATCGGAGGGGCACTAACTGCCCAGTCCCATGTCCTCTTGCGTACATCCCGCCGCTCCATCACCGCTGCCAGTTCCTGCTCGGTCATCGCGCCCCCTCCTTGCTCGGGTGCTCGGCCTGCGGCCCCGTGGGGATGCGCGGCAGCGTCACGTCGTACTCGATGTCCTCGGGGTGCATGGCGTCCATCTGCGCGGCAACCTCGCGCTCGGCTATCGACTCGGGCCGGGGGTAGTGAGAGCGCAACTTGTCCCAATGCACCCACCCGCTGTACTGAAGTGCATTCGACACCGCGTCGAGGGCCTCGTGGAAGCCAGCGGCGTGGGCAATACGCTCCATCGCTACCACGTCGGTGCCGTGCTTCAACACCGTGTCCCGCTCCTGACGCATCTCCTCCCAGGTCTTGCGAAGGTCCGTATTCTGCGCGAGGTACTTGTCCCGCTCTGCGCGCAGCCGATCCACCTTGGCCCGCAGGGCAGCGACCTCCACCTCGGCGTCGTGCGCCCGGTTGAACCGGTCTATGGAGTGCGAGGTAGCAAGATGTAGTGCCTCGGCCAGCCGCGATACCTCGGCCTCCAGCTCGCGGATGCGGGCAGCTTGGTGCGCCAGAGATTCTCTGGCCTCTCGAGCCACAACAACTCGCTCTCTCACCGCCTCATCGTAGCGGAACAGCATGATGCCACGGTCTTGGAATAACGAGTAGGAACTACAGCGCAGTGACCGCTTCCTCACCTCCGCGACGTCCGGGGGATCGGCGGGAGGGGTTGTGTCATTCGTCACGGGGAGCCTCCCTTCTCGCGAGCTTCCCGTACTTCACCTCGCACCACCCGAACATGCGGCAGCATTCTCGCAATGCCTCCTCCAGGTCACGCACCCGCCCGGCAAGGCGGTCGATGGTGGCGACAAGGCCGCCAGCGACCACGCGACCACGGTAGATGTTCACCGTAGCGCGCTCCTCGGCGTTCAGCACGTCCTGCTTCGTGTCGTCGGTCATCTTGCCCTCCCCGGAAAGATCGTCTTCCCATCCCACGGACACCCCGGGCATTCCACGGCGTGTAGGGCTTCGATCTCTTTCCGATGCTCGGCGTCGGCCTTGTCCCGCTCGGCGGCGGCCTTGGCACACTCGGCGCGGGCCTTGCGCCACTCGGCGGCGGCCTTGGCACACTCGGCGCGGGCCTTGCGCCACTCGGCGTCGGCCTTGTCCCGCTCGGCGGCGGCCTTGGCACACTCGGCGCGGGCCTTGCGCCACTCGGCGGCGGCCTTGTCCCGCTCGGCGGCGGCCTTGTCCCGCTCGGCGGCGGCCTTGTCCCACTCGGCGGCGGCCTTGTCCCACTCGGCGTCGGCCTTGCGCCACTCGGCGTCGGCCTTGTCCCGCTCGGCGGCGGCCTCGGCACACTCGGCGCGGGCCTTGCGCCACTCGGCGCGGGCCTTGTCCCACTCGGCGGCGGCCTTGTCCCGCTCGGCGGCGGCCTTGTCCCACTCGGCGGCGGCCTTGTCCCACTCGGCGTCGGCCTTGCGCCACTCGGCGGCGGCCTTGTCCCACTCGGGTGGTAGTGGTCCCACCACCGGCTTCAGTAGCCGCAACCGAGTCTCAATCTCCTCTGTCGGCTTGTGCTTCCTGATGCAGTCGTTCCGCTCCTGGATGTTGTCCGACCACTCAATCAACACGTCGTGGCGCACATGCCAGTAATAACCGCTCATCTTACCCTCCTCACCATGTCGACACGCGCCGGTGGCACCGCTGGCAGTAAACCGCCAAGTCCCCCGGTCGCTCGCACCCCAGGTTCGCGTAACTTAGGTGGTGCACTTGATACCGGCGCGCGTCGAAGACCTTTCGCCCACAGATCTGGCAAGCCCACCCGGCGCGGATGATCGCCGCCAAGCGCCGCGCCTTCCACGCCTTCGAGCGCAGGTAGCGCGCGTGCTCGGGACTTCCGCGCAGGATAGGCACCGCGATCATCGAGGCCCCACCTTCTCCACGTAGCGCACCTTGCCGATGCTCACGCCGAGATCGCGCGCTATGGCCAGAGGGCTCCTCCCGCCGGCGAGCATCTCCTGCACCCGCACCTCCTGCTTCACCGTCATGCCCCGCTCTCTCGTCATCGACTGTCCATACCTCGCGTGACCCCGGTAGGTCGCCGTGCCCGTCCGCCCCAGCGAGCTCAGCACCGCCGACCGCGAGCACCCCAGCGACTTCGCTATCCGCAGCGCGCCCCAGCCCTGCGCGTACAACGCCGCCACCACCTCGTCCTGCGCGTCGTCGAGCACCCGGGGCCTGCCGCCGCGCGAATGCCGGCTGCCACCACGGCCAGGCATGACCGGCGGAATCTGGTCACGTGCGATGTCCCATGGCGGGTCCGGTATCGAGCACATCCTCTGGCGCTCCCGGTATCGAGCCAGGCGGATAGCCTGGTCTCCCGTCGGCTCCGCGGGGCGGGAGAGTGCTGGAACCATGAGGTGCCCGAGGCTGAGATAGGCGCGGGAGGTGCCGTTGGCCCTTGCTGGCCTGGCGGCGCTCATGCCTGCACCTCGCGCCCGTCGAGGTCTCGCTTCATCTGCGCGAGCTCCGCCGCGAGCTCGCCGCTCGTCAGATGCGCCATGTCCTCGATGAGCGCCGCATCCGGCACCTTCTGCCCGATGCGCTTGATGGCGCTCCGGGAGTTGATGTCCTCCTTCGCCTTCTCCATCACCGCGATGTCCGGGGTGTGCCGGTACTGCCCGGAGTAGGTGAGCAGCAGCTCGCGCATGAGCACGTCCAGGTCGGCCGGCGAGTAGTCGACGAGGTACCGAGAGATGGAATCGCGCAAGACTGGACGCGGGTACTTGCCGTAGTAGCCCTCGAGCATGGAGACGAAAGCTTGGTGCGTCACTTGAACACCCCCTCGATTGCCTGGGCCGTCGCTGCGTCGGTCGGAGTCGACGCCCGCATCCGCTCGCATACCCGGTCGTAGATGCCGCTCGCGTTCAAAGCGGACGGCGTGAAAGGTTGCTCGCCCCAGAAGCGGTCCCCGCTCTCCTTGAGTTGCCAGAAGGTTTCCAGGAGCTCCCGAAGGAAAGACTCGGGGTCGGCGGGGAAGGACTTGCTGGCCTTGGCGATGAGGCGCTTGATGGCGGCTCCTTCTTTCCCGTAGTCGCTGAAGGCGCCGTGCTTTGACTCGAAGGCTTCCTGGATTGCGCGGTGAAGGGAGAACGGGTCCGGGGTGGCGGGCTTGGCCGCTACCGCTAGGTTAGGTCTAGTTAGGTTGGGTTTAGTTGAGTTAGGTTTAGTTGAGTTAGGTGCAATGTGACTTGGAGTCACTCGGAGTGATTTGGAGTGACTTGGTAGTTTCCCTCCCTGTACCCAGTCGGCGAACTCTGGCGGAACCGCCGAAAGTTCTCTGTCGATTCCCCTCCTGACGTTCCTGTTGCGGATTCGTTGGTGTTTGATCCAGTTGCGCAGTGCGATCCACCCCTCGCGATACGAGCACTTCCCGTCCCGTTCCAATCTGATCAGCATGCGTGTCACCGTGTCGGGGTCGAATCCGGTGTCGAAAGCAATGCGGCGGAGCTCGATCTGATAGACCCCGCAAATTGTCGTGAGAGGATTCGTCAGCAGGTAGAGGAAAAGCAGCTTCTCTGACGGATCGAGTTTGGCAATGTACCCGTCATCCCAGAAGCACGTATCCACAATACGCTGCTTGCTCACCGTTCCCCCTCCCTCTTCAACGGGCGGCCGGACTTGGACCGGCCGCAGGCCCGCGGGGGAAAGGAGAGACAACCCCCGCGCCCTGGCGCCCGCATGTTCCCCGTCTCTCCGGGGTGTCCTCACTCACCCGAAATGGAGCGCCCGGGCGCTCCTGCCGTAACAGACAAGGAGGTTCTGGCCCCTACGCCGCCCCGGGACAGCGCAGCGACACTTGAGGCAGTCGCCAGCCTGTCAAAACAACTCCAGTTGCACTTGCTCGCGCTCCACCACCGGCTCATCCATGGGAGCGATCTCCTCCAGTTGCTCGGTGTACAGCGTGCCGTCCCTCTCGTGCACATGGTCGAGCACCACGTACCCGTAGGGCGGAGTTGTCTGATCCAGCGTCAGCGTGTACGTGCCGCCGTCCTCGCCGAACACCCGCCGCACGATGTAGGCACCGTGATGCCCCTCGATGGTGATGGTCTGGCCTGCGGTGATGGTCATGGTTTGAGCCTCCTCAGCGCCGCCACGAACTCGCCCACGAACAGGACGAGCTCCGCGAGGCATACGAGCAGGATCACGCCGTCACCGCCGATCCCGCGAACTCGCGCATGTCGATCCTCTGCCCGATGGCCTGCTGCGCATCCTCGCTGTGGGTGATGCAGATCGTGTGCCGCCTGCCAGCCGCCTCGTGGGCGGCCCTGAGCATCGCGACGTAGCGCCGCCTGGCCTCAGGGTCGAGGGCTCCATCGGCCTCGTCGAGGCAGACCGTCAAAAACTTGGTGCCCGTGGTCCGGGCGCGGATGATGCCGAAGGCGTCGTAGAGGGCCTTGCGTATCCACACGGTCTCCCCGCCGCTCAGGGTGTCGAGGGGCTGCTCTGTCCCGCGCTCGGTGTCGTGGACGATGAGTTCGAAGTCCTCGACTTGCTTGGTCTTGCTGCCCCTTCCGGCAATCCTGGTCGTGCGGATCTCCACGCGGAAGCGCGAGCCGTAGGCCGCATCGAGCAAGCCGTTCGCGGTCTCGGCGATGCTCGGCCCCATCGCGTCGAGCTCGAGGGCCTGGATGCCGTCGCGCCCGCAGGCCCGCTCCAGGTAGCGCCAGTCGGCCAAATCGCAGTCCGCGGCTGCAATTCGCGCCTCGATCTCTGCGAGAGTGGCGCGCTTCTGCGCCAGGTCCGCGAGGGTAGCCCTGAGCGCCTTCACCTCTGCTTCCAGCCGCGCCACTTCCGCCGTTGCCGTCGTGTACTGCTCGCGCAGCTCGTCGAGCGTTGCTTGCGCCTTGGCGTGCTCTGGCCCTACGGTCTCGTCGACGCGGGCCATGAGTGCCGTCCGCTCGGTGTCGATCTCGGTGAGCCGTGCGGCGATCTGCTCGCCCCGGGTCCGTGCTGCCGCGATCTGCGCCTCCGCTGCGTCTGCCAGCCGGATGGTCTCCCGCGCGCGCGGAACGTCGAGCTTCGCCAGCGCCGCGAGCACTGCGTCGAGCGCCGGCTGCTGCTCGAAGGTGGGCAGGGTCGGGGCCCGCGGCTCGATCATCGCAGAGAGACTCGTCTCGGCAGCGGACTGGATTCGCCCGGCCTCGATGAGCGCGTTGTCGATAGCGAGCACCGCCTCCTGCGTCTGTGCGAGTTTCCCGCGCAGTTCGTCCCGCGCGGCCTCCAGCTCCGCGCGCTTGCCCTCCGGCAGTGTCTGCCCGCAGGTCGGGCAGGTGTCGTCTATCGGCTGCTCCGCCTGGAGCCCGAGAGTGTCGACCGTGGCCACAAAGCCTGCTTTTCGGGCGCGCAAGTCCGCCGCCTGCTTCTCCATGCGCCGGATTTCCGCCTGCACCTGGTCGCGATCATGGAGATGAGCCGCGAGCGCAGCGGCGTGCTTTGTGCTGATCGCATCCCGCTCGGTGAACATTTTCGCTTTTCGTTCACTCAGGTCCTCCTTGGCTTTGTCCAGGTCGTCGGCCTTCTGCACGATCTCCACCGCGGCCGGCCGGCCCGCGAGAGCAGCGGTGAATGTTTTCGATTTCTGTTCACTCGCGTCGTTCTCTCGCTTCATCCGGGCGTGCTCCTCGAGAAGCGAGCCGCGCCGTTGCGTGATCTCGCGCTGATCGGTTACGCGGACGGCCAGCGCCTCGACCTGCTTGCGCTGCGCGACGCCCGCGGCTTTCACGGTTTCAGCTTGCGCCTTCGCTGCTTCGAGCGTCGTGTCTGTGCGCGCGAGTTCCACGATCCTATCCGGTTCTTGTTCGAGTAGCGGCCGGATCACGCTGGCACGCGCCCTGTCCTCGCCCATGAGCTGCGCGATGGTGTCGGCTCGCTCCTTCGCTCTCTCCGCGTACCCCTGGAGGTAGTCCAGGCCGCCGAGCTCGCGGAAGAGACTCTTGCGCTCCGCCGGCGTGGCGTCGGCGAGGTCCGGGTGCCCCTTTGGCGGCTTCTGCGCGACAAAAGCGGATTTGACGAACAGATCGAGCGAGCCGAACAGGCGGCCGACCAGCTCCTCGTACTCCTTGACGCGCCCGGTGCAGAGCGGCTCTCCGTCCTTGTACAGGTAGCACTCGGTCTTCGGGGTCGCGAGGGTCGGGTCGATGAGAATGAGCGCGCGGTACTCGGCGCCGGTGCGCGCGTCGATGAACTTCAGCTCCCGCCGGCTGTCCTTGAGCCGGAAGTGCTGCGCGAGCCCGCCGCCCCTGGTCAGCATCTGCGTGTACGGGTGCAGGTTCTCGATGAGCGTGCTCTTGCCGGCGCCGTTCGGGCCCACGAGGGCTACCAGGCCGGGCTCGTAGGCGTCGAGGTCGAGCGACACTTCGTCCACGCCGAGGCCGCGCCAGATCCCGATGGCCCCGCGCAGGGTCAGCGAGCGCACGCGGATGTGCAGGCCCTCGCCTACCGCTCCGCTGGCTATTGCCTCGTCCTCCAGTGTGTCGGCTTTTGCCAGCACGGGATCGGTGGGAGGCACAAGCCCGGACGCCTCCGCCCACACGCCCGCCTTGTCCCGCAGATGCTGCGCGTCCGTGATCTCCGCGGCGCGTACGGTCTCCACGGGGATCGGGTCGAAGGTCACGCGGGAGCCGGGGAGCGCGCCGTGGTCGACGAGCCACCCCAGCATCGCCTCCTCGCTCAGGTCCGCGAGGTTCTCTGTGGTGTTGCGGACCACGAGCCATGTCTGCTTGCCGTCCATGGGCCGCTCGTCGAGGAGCGCGTCCAGACTGACGCCATCGCTCTGGATCTTGCACCGTGGCGGGTGCGGGAACGGGATGCGCTCGATGACGGGGGGGTGGCCGGGCTCGAGCAGCTCGACGAGGTTGCACGCCTTCTGATCCAGCTCGCCCCAGTCGACGGGGTACGCGCTCCCGGCGTAGTACGCCGGCATCTCTCCGATCTGCTGCGCTTTGTGAATGTGCCCGAGAGGGTAATAGTCCGCCCCCGCGAGCGCCAGGTCCTCGGCGCCGATCGCGAGCTCCGTGCCGCTCACGAGCTGGCCGGCGCCCATGGTTGCGCCGCGGATCGCCCCGTGGTACAACAGGACGGTTGCGAGTTCCGGGTGTTTCCTGCGGAGACCACCAAGTCCAAGCAGGAGCGCCTTCATCGCATCCACGACGGCCTGGCTGGCCTCTGCGCTGCCCAGGCCGTCTCCATTCGCGAGTAGCCACGCCTTCCCTGGCTCCGGCACCCCCAGGATGAGCAGGCGGTTCTCGTCGCCACAGTCAAACGGGACGACGTCGCCCGAGGCGTGCAGGTAGTAAGCCGTTCCGGGCTCGATCGCCGTGAACTCGTGCTTGGCCTGTAGCCTGGTCAGCACGTCGTAGGCTCCCGGCGGGTCGTGACTCGGCGTGCCTCTGACGGCGACGATGGGCGCGATCCCCAGGATCTCCTGGATGATGGCCACGAGTTCGGCGTAACCGTCCCGGTCCGTCGCCTGCAACCCGCGGTCGAAGAGGTCGCCCGCGATGGCGACGAGATCGACCTCCCGCTCGCGTGCCGTGTCGCGAAGCACCCGCAGGGAAGCGAGCGCCTCGGCCTTGTGCTCGGGCGCGTAGTGGATGTCGCTTGCGTGAAGGATTTGCAGGCTCATGCCGAACCTGCCTTCCGCTGCGCGAGCCCCACTGAAGCGTTGCCGAGGTTGTAGACGCGGCGATACGTAACCTGCGTGATTCTCATACCGTGCCTCCCGCTTTCTGCTTCTCCCGCAGGTCCTGGAGCTCCTTGCACTTCGCGAGCATCGACTGGATTTCCTCCAGGGTGGCGTCCGCCTTGGCAAGCAGCGCCGTGACCGCGGGGCCTGCGCGCGGGTGGGCTTTGACCAGGTCGCTCGACCCCCACTCCTCGAGGGCGGTGCGGGCGAGATCGAGCGGGGTGGGTTCTGTGGTGGTGGGTTGGGCGGGTTCGTCGTCGAACGGGTCGGCTCCGGCGCTCTCCCCTCCCAGGGGCGCCGCTTCCGGTTCGGTCGGGGAGACCGGCGGGGTGACGTTGCGCTCGACGAACTCGTGCGGGGCCTCGGACCCGAACAGCGTCCGGGTCGCTCCCAGCGCGTGCGCGATCGCGGCCTCACGCATTTCGGGAGTTGCGAGCAGACCGTCCGTGTTGAGGTCGACCCGCGCAAAGATCATGGCTTTCGGCAATTCTCCGCGCTTGAAGGCGGTCGGGCACTTGCAGAAGAACCGGATGAGCGCGAGCCGCGCGCCCGTGCTGGCCCGCTGATGGCCGAACTTCCCGTACTCCAGAAGGTGGATCCGCTTCGCCTTCTCCGTGGTGTACTTGCCCTTCTCGTCCTTGAGGAAGTCGAGCTCCGCGTACTTCTCGGCGTCGAAGGCGTACTCCCCTTCGCCCTCGCGCATGGTTCCGTCCGGCGCCCGCTTCGTCCCGTGAGCCTTCGCGGTCCAGACATGCGGCGACGGATGCTGGACGTCCACGGAGGTCACGTTGACCCCCGCGGCCTCCGCCATGCGATCGACGTGGTGCTTCTTCGGCATCATCATCTCGCCGGCGAGCTGGTGGAGGTCCGCCGGCACCATCGCGATGACCGCGACGACGGGCAGGAACATGCCCTGCGTGTCGAGGTCCTCGGTTCGCACGTAGGAGACCGCCTCCGTGTGCTGCTTGATGATCGCGAGCGCCCGCGCCTTTGCGGCATCCGGCGTCACGACCGCGACTGCTTTGTCTGCCACGATTCTCTCCTTGCTCTCTGAAGTTGGCGAGGGGAGCGGCTTGCGCCGTAGGTCCTCCCCCCGCCGTTCCCGGAGGAGAGGCCGGGAGGGCGGCGACCACCACCTCCCTCGGGGCCTCATGCGGCGCCTACGCGGCGTCCGTTGTCTGCAAGCCCTCGGCCGTGAGAGCCGCCCTTACCTCCTTGATCTTCTGCGCCAGGAGCGCCGCGGCGTTTTCGCCCTGGAAGCACTCCACCGTGACCTCGATGCGGAAGCCCCCTTTCGCTGCCTCCGTGGCGTTCACCCTGACTCTGGGTGCCTGAGCCGAAACCGCCAAATCGCTCACGATTCGACCTCCTCGCTCTTCGATTGCATACCCTTACGCACGTGCGCAAAGGGTCGTCCTTGCATTCCCGTGGTCCAGGCGTGGTGTTGACTGAGGAACTGCTTCGCGGCGTGCAGGAGGACGTTTGCCGGCGTGCGGCTTTGCTGCTTCGCGAAGGCCAAAAGGGCCTGGTAGAAGTCGCGCTTCATCCGTACCTCGACGCGCGGGTTGCTCATGCCGTTACCCCCTTCCCACCGAACCTACGGTATAACTCCACCCACAGTTCGCGGCGCGGTACGTACACGCATTCACTTTTCCATCCGTTGCTCTGTTGCTGTTTCGGGGGGGCGAATCGCTCCCGCCATTCCTCCCATCTCACTGCGAAAATCGAGCACAGCATATGGAAAGGGATGAGCACCCACCGTCCTGTCGTGGGGAACAACCACAGGATGTAATCGGTCGCTTTGGTATGATCTCGCGTCCATCCCAGTTTTCCCGGCCGTCCGTTTTCCGGAAGAACGCTCCACGTCTCAAGAGCTAGATCGTCACGTGGATTGCCGAGCTTCATGTCCCGCCAGTCCACCATGGGATCTCCAGATCGGCATTTGAGATCGACGCTCAGACTCCGGAGCGGCGAAATCCTCTTCGCCCAGTAGTCGGTACCGTTCTTGTCATCAGCCTCACCGGCCCGCACCACTTCCACGCAAGCGGGGATGTTCTCCAGTAGAATCAGGCGGACATCGGTCTTGGCGGCAACGCCGTCACTGAATCTCATGCGGTCCCCGAAGTCGTGGAGGGAGGCGTTCATGCCTCAGCCCCCCAACACATCCACCCACGGCGCGCGCGGCGCGCGAAGGCGTCCAAGTACGGGCCAGGGGAACACGTCTCGATCAGGTCATAGGCTTCTTCTGGCTTCGCACTGTGATCCTGTCCACGCGGCCAACTGAACCACGTGCCAACGTCCAACCGCATAAGGGCAAGTGATCCCTTCACGCAGAACAGAAGATGTTCTGTGGAGCCCCGGAAGTAGTTGCCCATGCCGATGGAAGGCTTGCACCACGTCAGTATCGTCACGAATCGAAAACCCCACCTAGCGATCAGGCCGAACCCTTTGGGCAGGCTCCTGTTCGTAATCCACAGGTATAGATGGGCGTTCGGAGCGGCTCGGTCGCCGACCGGGAAGGCGAGCAGTTCATCGTGCGTCATCGTTTTGTACTTGGGATCTCCGCGGCCGAATTGACTCACGTCCCCTTCATCACCCCAGTCCCACGGGGGGTCCACCACGATGGTGGCGAAGGGACCATCGGGAAGCGGGGCCGCGGTTTTCACCTGCTCGGCATTTTTCGCTCGGGCTTGATCGCGTTCTTGCTGTTTCACGATTCGGAGCGCCCCAGCCGTTGTGGGTTTCTCGGCCTTCGCCTGGTAATCCCGCAGACTCTTGTCCGGGAGCAAAGCGATTCGTTGCCAGCGGGATGCGTCGTGCTTGTCGATCCCCTGCGCGGCGTAGGTTTCGGTGGTCGCGTCGTGCGACCGCCGAACGGCACCATCTTCCTGCTTACCAGCCAGTTGCCCTGTCTGCTTCGGCGCCTTCCGCAACCACCGGCCCGCTTCCCACTGGAGCCCGATCCGCCAGGCTTCTACCTTCCGCGCTTCCTCGTCAGCTCCCTTCGCGGATAGATATAGAGCCGCGGCGTGCGCTTGCTTTAGGACGGCCGGAACGAGCTTCATGCTCTCTACCGTGAGCACAGCCGTTGCCTTGCGTAACACTTCCAGCTGCCGGGTAGGATCGCTCACCCTTTACCCGCCTCGGTGACCTCGCGCTCCAGTTCTGGTAGATACCGCTCCAGAATCACGCGGATCTGCGGCCCTAGTCTCCGTTCCTGTGATTTCGCCAGACGCTTGACTCTGGCGTACATGTCCCGCGGTAGCACGATGCTGAACGTCCGTAGGCTTTCCCCCATGTCCCCTCCCCGTACTATGTTACTAACACTGTATCACAACTACAGGAAAAGTCAAGACTACCTCTGGCCAAGACACGGCAAAAGCGTTATGATCTGTGATTAGGAGGTTTTAGATGGCCGAGGCCGAGGTCGGAAGGCGAGTGCTTTCCATTATCTTGCCCGACCCCATGTACAACCGGGTCGTGCGGCTGGCTCGTCACCAACGGTTCCGCAAGAAGAACCAGGTGATCCTGGAGTGCGTCCGGCGCGCATTACCAACCGTCGAGACTGACTATCCGCCGGAGGAGGAGGGACGAGAAAACTGACCGAAGCTGGTCGACGTGAGTAGACAGGTGTTGCTTCCGATAACATTAGTTGTTAGACATTCCGTCTACTCCAGCCCGAAGTAGGGCCCCCCGTCGTTCCGTGCACCCCCCCCCGTCCTGCCGTTTTCCACACCCCGCGATCCCGCCCTACCGCCGACGCATTGAGTAGGAGGCCCCACATGGCCACAAAAGCCGCCGCCCGCAGGGAGCGCCCATTCCACCCGAGCCAAATCCAGATCGATCAGTTCGCCGGCCTGCTGCATACCATGACCCTGCGCTTTGCGGACATCCAGAAGGAGATCCGCGCCGACAACACCCACCTCCGCGAAGAGTGGCGCTCGGCCCGCGGGCTATCGACGTTGACGGAACGGCGCCTGGAGATCCTTGAGGCGCGGATGCGCTCCCTGGAGGGGCATATTGGAGCGCCGCCAGATCCAGAGGTGGAGGCCGAGCGTGCCCTCATGGCCAACTGGGCACAGTGCGCCGAGGATGTCGGGGTGCACCCCCTCCGCGGCAGCATGATCGGGCATTGAGCAGTCGGCGTCGTCAAGGGCGCGCGCCTACTTTCCGCTGCGATTTCCCTGAGCGCCCTTGCGCCGACGGCCGGCGTGGCGTAGGATTGGGGCGGAGGTGCTTGTGAAACGGTTGGCAATTGTCCTGGCCGTGCTGGCCATGTCGGCATGTTCGCAGGGTTGGTTCACGCCGGCGCCGACTCCGACCGCGGCCGTCGAGATCACCGCGGTATCCTTCGACTGGTCGAACACCATCTGGGAGAACATCAAGTTCACCGTGAAAAACACGGGGACCCTTGCGCTCGATGGGATCTCCGTCTACTACACCGCCGAGTGTGCCGGCGGCAACTTCGATCATCTTGCCGACTTCCCAAGCATCTGGGACATGAATGGCCCGCTGGAACCAGGAAGCATCTGCTATGCTGGCACCACGCTCGCGACTCTCACCGGAGGTGCACGCAGAATCGTCGTGAAGCAGGTCAAGCTCGAATACTCGTATGGCCAGACGAAAACGCTCGATTACTCGAAGGTGTTCACAAAACCCTAACCCCTACCGTTACCGCGCCGCGAGCCACACCGCGAGGGCCGCGAAGCCGGCCGCCACGCCGATTTCCCCAGAAATCGTGTCGCTACCTATTGACGATCACCGGACGTCGGGTTATTGTATAGGTATGGAGACAAAGCACATGACAACCACCGAGCGCTTCGAGGCACAGCGGACGACAGAGTCGGTACTCGACGACGTGGCATCTGGCGCGATGACCCCCGAGGCCGCCGCCGCAGAGATTGCCGCCTTCATCGCTTGGCACGGCGAGCTCCTTGGACCCGGGACGCTGGCATCATACGATCCCGACACGCAAGCACGGATCACGGCGAAACTGGCGGTCCTCCCTTTTGTGGCAAAGCCACAGGTTCCTGGGTACGTCGAGCAGGATCTCCGCGCCTTCTACGCCGCCACCGACCACGAGGAGGACTGATCGCCCTGAGGAGGCCGGGCGGCGCCGGCCGAAACGCCCCGCGGCGTCGGCGAAAGCCAGGAGGAGAGAATATGTACGACAAAGACGCGAAGGTCCTCGCGGACGCGGCGCGGATGCTGCACATGGCGGCGCGGCAAATAGGCAAGGCAACAAAAGAGGATAGAGAGGATTTTTTCCAACCGTTGATCTCCCGCGCCATGGCTAATGTCGCCGCGGCCGAAGCCCGACTCAAAGGATACGTTTACCCCATCACAGAAAGGAGCGCAGGCTGATCGCCCCGAAGAGGCCGGATGGCACCCGGCCGAAACCTCGGCAAGAGCCGGGGTCGGCGAAAGCCAGGAGGTAACAGGACGCGATGAAGACCGTGGAGCAGATAGCCAAGGAGACCGCTACCCTCGCCGCCCGCGCCCTGCGCGCGATCCCGAGCGAGCGCCGCTCCCAGGCGAGCCGGGACAACGGCAAGCGCGGCGGCCGGCCACAGGGCTGCCCCGTGCGCGTGCTCCCGACGACAGAGGCTGGCTTTGGCGACGCCATCGGCCAGGAGTGCCCTGTGCTACGCGACCGCGCCGCGAGCAGGACCGGCGCCATCCGCGCGGCCCGACGTGCCGGGTATCGCGTGCTGACCCGAGGCGGATGCATCGAGCTGCACGAACCCGAGGGCGGCCCCTCGGAGTGGTGGGTCAGCGTGCACCCGCATGGTATCTGAGGTGCAGTAGCACCCCGAATAGAAACCCGAGCGCGGCTGCGCCGACCCCCACACCCACCGCCGCGATCTGCCAGCGCAGCACCACTCGCCGGTAGGCGTCCCTCTCCGCCGTCACGCCCGCGAGCTCCACGAGCACAGGCTTGACCGCCTCAGCCGCCGCTACCGTTACCGCCAGGCGTAGACGCTCGGCGAAGTCGCTCTCTAGCCTCGTCACCTGCTCGATGGATTTCTGTTCGAGCCTCATCAGCTCGTCCAGACAGGTCTGCAACGGCACTGTCGCTGACGGCGGCGACGACTCCGGTGACGTCACTTCCGCTGGCCGTACTGGCAGCGGCGAGAACATCAGCAGGAGCAGCACCGGCCAGAGTAGCCGCAGCCGCGGCGCGCGCATCATCCCCCGCATCCTTCACCCCCTTCGGTTTCAGCCTGGCCAGCAGATCCAGTATCCCGCCGCCGGCTCCCATCGTCGCCGCGTAGGCCACGATGAGTACCGCCGCCAGCAGGACCCACCCGAGCCAGCCGAGCACCCTACCCGCCGCTGCCATGTGTCACTCCAGCCGCCGGTATCGCGCGCGCGTTGGTCAGTCGCCATCGCGTCCGTAGCGCGCGGAACATCCGCAGGATGTCCTCCGCCCACGCGAGCGCGCGCCGCGGGACGATAAGGATTGCCAAACATGAGCCGGCGAAGCCGAGTCCCGCGATCGCGAAGGCGGGGAGCAGGCGCAATTTCCTACGGGTTGCCGTTGCCAAGACGCGCCTCCTGCATGCGTTTTACGGCGGGCCCGCCGAAAGCGACCGCACCCATCGCCGCGTCGATACCCGCGAGGATCGGCAGTGCCGACATCCACGTCGACATGCGGTCCGGCAGCCCGAGCGAGATCACCACCGTCACGACGACGAGGATGAACGCGATGACTGGCCATGAGACCTTGAGAACGGTCAGCGTCCAGTTCTCTTTCGCAGGGTTTGCTACCACCCCGGGAACCGCCGGGGACGGATCAGTTACATTTGACACTTCGCACCTCCATAGCGGGAGCCGGAATTGAACCGGCGACCTCCGGGACATGAACCCGGCGCGCTACCATCTGCGCCATCCCGCGTCATCTCGCCAGTGGCGTCGGGTCGATTGCGAACGACACCTCCCCCGCGAACGGCAGATTACTTCCCGCTGCGGAGTCATATGTCCCCGTCACCATCAAAATCCGCGACAAGTTCCCTTCCTGATTTGCCGCCAGATCCAGCCCAGATAGCACGATCGTCACCGACGCCGTAGGACTCGTGATCACCACATCCTGCCGGCCGTTTACGATAGCACCCGCCTTATTCGCGAGTGTCCATTTGCACGTCACCGGCACGAATGCCACCCGGTTCTCGTCCTCGAATGTCACTGTGAGAACGAACGTACTGCCTTCCTTCGCCCCTACTAGTACGGTCATGCTCACACCCCGTCATCGGCGAGGGACAACGTGTAGGTGACGCTCAAAGTATCACCACTGTCCGCGCTCTTGTTCCCGCCCGAGAAGGCCACGGCAGACATGAGCGTTCCGGTTCCCGCGCTCTTCGCGGCGACCGACGTGAGGAAGAGACCACCGATCACCGAAGCGTTGACGTTGATGGAGAACGCCGCCTTCGATGCGCTGTTCGTCATACTCTGATTCGTGCGCACCTCGACCCACTCCGGTCTCGTTTCCTCGCCGTAGGAAGTAAACTCCGCCCAACCGCCATGAACCGCCGCGGTGTCGCTCGATGCTACCGTGGGGCTCGTGGCGCAGAGACCGACGTACCAGGTCGACACCTGGGAACTTCCCGAGAATACCGCGTCGAGCGTGTGTTGCAAGCCCTGGTTCACGATCATGTTCCGCATGGAGCCCCGCCACCGAAGGTGGCCCTTGGCATCCCAGCACTCCGCCTCGAACCTCCCCGTCATCTGGGGGCTGTCCCGTCTGAGAGCGGATCGAGCCACAACCGCATCCGCGACATCTCCCGCAACCCCTGCCGTCTCCATGTTCACACTCCCTTCCCTATCGCCACTGCCGGGCGCTTTCCTGCCACGTCAACACCGGGCGCCTTCCCGTCGAGGCTCACCGATGCCGACGCTCCATCCATCTCGACCGTCACCCATTTCGCGCTCACTGACACCAAGGCGCGCTTCCCGCCGAAGTCGATCGTCATCATCGCCGCCGGCACCTGACTGACATCGAAGCCGCGATCGAGCCCAAGGATCGCCTCGGCTACGGCCATCGCCATGCTGGCCACCGCGGTGCCCGCATCTGCCACCACGAGACCATCCTGCGCGATTGACGCGAGGTAGCGTCCCGCTGCCACGATTTCGACGTACTGCGATCCGTCCGCGGCAGTCACCATTCGGACCGCGACAGATGAACCGGTTTCGGAACCCACGAGGGCATCGATAGCCGCCGCTACCGATGCCTTGATGACCGAAGCCATATCGCTCGTTACTGCGCCATCCGTTCCCGCCATGGCGTAGATGATCCCGACCGAGCCGAGGTCCTCGTATACCGATCCATCGACTCCCACCGCCGCGATCGGCAGAGATGCGGTGCCCGAGTCCGTCCAGATCGCCCCATCCGTTGCGACACTGGATTGCGGCACCCCGAACAGAAGCTCCGTGATCCCGATGTCTTTCCCCCATTGCGCCGCGTTCAGCAAGGGGGACATCCAACAGGGATCATACTGGAGGATGTTTTGGACTCTCATGCCGACCCTACCTTGAGCCCGCCTTGGACGATCCCGGTCGATGTCGTACTGTTGATGCAGACGATTTCGAGGCAGGCCGCGTCGGCGATCCATGCCGATCCCATGCTTGCGAAGTCCCCCGGCGCCGAGATGTTCGCGATCATCTGCGGGAGTTGCGCGAGCCGCTTGCGCGCCGTGATCCCGAAGTTGCCGGCCGTTGCCGATGAAGCACTCAGTTGAACGCTCGTCACCTGGGCAATGCTCGCCGATGCCCCGGGCAGGATCTGTTGTATCCTGCTCGCCCGGTTCAACGGCGACGCCCCGCCTATCGCCAGGGTGACGCTGGTCGCGGTCCCGAGTCCATTGACGACGTTCACCGTCACCGTTGCGCTTGTGATGCCGAGGTCGGTGTAGATTTCCGTGAACCACTCGACATCGCTTCCATCCGCCGCGCATCGTCCAGCCGCGGCCTGAGAACTGATCGTCACTCCTGCAGTCTGCACGGCCACGTTGTTGTGCAGGAGTCCGCCCATCTGCCCGATCCTATCGTAGATGATCCACGAGTTGATCGTGACCCCTGCAATCATGGCGTTGATGAGGTAGAAGTCGAGCGCTCCAGATGTCGGAATCGGCCAGGAACCAGTCAGATCATCGGTGGGTACGACAAAGGATGTCGCAGCGACTCCCGCCGCCGGCAATCCCGCTGCCAGCCAGAGCGCCGTCATCTGCCCCGCCCCGGTGTTCGCGATCGACGGCTTGTAGAGGGGCAGGAAGATGCCGCCGTAGGTCGCGCTCACCAGCTTGCTCATGGAATCAAGCGCCATGTCATACCTCCAGTATCGCCTTCACCGACCGACGGAAGTGATCCAGCTCCGTCGGTACCGAAACCATCCATGATGGACAGGCTTTCCCTGTCACGTCGAAATGCCGGATGATGTCCTCCATCGGGTCACGATGGTACTGCCAGCACAGGCCGGCGCATAGAAGATGCGACTGCCGAAGTACCTCCGGCTCGAAAACCCCCGTCCAGTCAGGGTGGCAGTGCTCGATTCCCAGGCAGTACCAGTTCGGGTGTTCGCCTTTCCACTCCTCCGCGGCCCACGGCGTGTAGGGAGAGCCCGCCGGCTGGCCGACGTGGTACGCCACTTCGTTCTCCGGCACGCACCGCACGATCTCCGTCCGGTCGATGATGTAGTGCGCGCTGGCTTTCCGCGATCCGTCCTTCAGGCTCTCGAAGTAGCGGCGGTTCGCCTCCGCGCTCGTCATCGGGTTGCCTACCCAGTGCAGGACGATGAAGTCCACGCGGCGTATGAGCAGGCCCGGGCGCGAGAAGTCGTTCGGCGTGAGCAACGCTTCGCGGATCACGGCTTCCTCGTGAGCAACACTGTGGCGATGGTTACGGCCCCCACGATGAGCGAAGGGATAGCGGCCAGCATCATGGACCGTAGACCCGCTTTCTTGTCGACGAGAGTCTTGACCTGGCCTGCCATCACATCGGTGACCACGCGCATTTCTTTGAGGAAACCAGCAGCGCCGTTGCGCTCAGCTCCGTACAGCGTCGTTTCCATTTGCGTCATCCTCCCGGTTAGCGCGTTCCGTCCTTCGAAGAGGTTCGCGATGTCCTTGCCGTGCTGCTCGATTGTCAGCGCCTTGTCGCAGATGTGGTCACTCATGTTGTTTCCCTTCACAGATGCTGGAACTGCGCCGCCCACACGATGATTCGGGCATTGTTCGCGCTGGAACTGAACTCCACCTGCTTGTTAGCGTCCAGACCAACAAGCGCCTGTACCATCATCGTCCCAGTCGCCGGATTCGCACCGATCGCGTGTTGCCGCGCCGCTGTCCAACTGGACCCTGGCAATTTCCAGTAAACCTCTTGCGCCGCGAGATCCATGAGGACCACCACCACGACGGCCTTCGTCCCGGTGGCCACCTCAGAGAACGTGGCCGTATACCACGTCCCAGCTACGGTTGGATTCTGGTTGATGCGAGTTGTGGTATTCTCGGTGTTCAGTAGTTTTGGCGTTCCCATGTCCGGCCCCGGTGCGTATGCCATCATCTCCTCCTATGCCGGGAACGGGGTGTTCCACGAGTTCCCCGACTGTATCGTCCCCGTGCCCGCGTCGCTGAAGTTCTGGCCGTGCTCGTTGTGCTGGCCGTCCGGCCGCAGGCGGATGTCGTCGACGCAGAACGTCTCGCTCGACCCCGCTGCGTCCGCGGCTTTCGCGTAGACTCCGACCCCCGCGCTCGATGGAGTGAGACCGCGCGCGATCGTCAGTAGTTCCCATGCTCCCTTCTGCGTCGGGCTCACGTCCGACGTACCCCAGACGCCGCTGCTCGGGCAGGAGATGATGCCCAGGCTCACCTCGCCTGTGGCGATTGCGCTACTCGACGGAATCTTCACCATGGCGCTCAGGGTATACGTGGTGCCGACGCAGAGGCCGAGAACGTCCGCCGTCGACAGCGCGTCGTGGAAATAGAACTCGGACGATGAACCCACGGCCGCGGTCTTCGTGAAGAGGTAGGAGTAGGACCCGTTGTAGAACTCGCTACTGGACCGGACGAAGGTGCAGCCGACCGTGACGCTGGAGGCTTGGCCGGTGATGTTCGGAGGCGTCGCGCTCTCGCAGTTGCCGCGGTCGATCAATTGGCCATTGTTGCAGCAGGTATTCCCACGGACAATGGAATTCGCCGCCGATGCCCCAAGTAGAATCGCGTGTCTCAGCGCCGAGTTGCCCATCCTGGCACAATCGTCAAGGGAATTGTTTGAGATCATAATGCCATTGGCGCTAACGATGTTGATGTAGGCATAGTAGTATGTCTCATCGTAAAGACCAGTGTTGCGGAACACATTGTTTGTGACAACGATGTGCTGAATGCCGGATTGGTTAATGATCAAGTAGGCGTCGATGAATGAATTGTTTGTTATGAGACCTCGTCCATCAACGCCGCCGTACGCGACGCCTCCGATGTCAAAGATACATCCATCAATACAGAAATCATCCACGGGTGCGTTGATCTGTAAGGAACCATCGAATGCATCAACAAACGAGGTATTCGCAATGGTTATTCCAGACGCATAGGCGATATAGAAAAGCTGAACCGGATTCGTATCCGCCGCGTCCCGCGTGATCGTCATGTCGCGGATGCCCACGTTCGTCAGATGCGCGCCCGCCGTCCCTATCGCCGCAATCGCGTAGTCGTTGCAGTTCTTCTTGATCACGGTCGCCGAGCCGCGGCCTTCCAGCCAGACGCCCGGAACAAGTGTCAGCGATGACGAGAAGTTGAAGTGACCCTCGGTCAACCGAATCGTCCCGCCACCGTATGCCGTCGCGAGATCATTGGCAAGTTTCTGGATGAGTTGCTGATCCGCCGTACCAGAACATCGGTAGTCCGTCGTCTCCTCGTGATCGCTCGCCGCCACGGTGACATCGACGCCACTCCCGGGAAGTGTCGAGCCGAAGTCGCCCGAGCTGGTAACTGCGCCAGCTACTATCCTGCGCACGGAAGCCACCGACTCACTCGTCTGGGTCCAGATTGCTTTCTCTACCAATTGCAGCGACGTGCTTGCCTCGCCCTGCTTGATGGAGTGCGAATACCCCACCACCTCGCAACCGGCCGTGAACCCCAGGCTTGTGACTCCCAGCGTCGCCACCGATGCCGGTTGTAGGAATGCCAGGAACGGCAAACCGGAAAGCTGGAACCGGTGCCGAGGATCCTTGCCGGACTTCAGCCAGAAGTCCGCGATCATCGCCGTCTGCACATCCTCGACGATCAGATCGTCCGAGATTGTGAGCCACTTCTCGCCGTACGCCGCCTCGCTACTCGCGTTCTCTGCAATCGCCACGCGGCCCCACCGCAGGTCGTCATCCGTATACCCGAATGCCCGCAGGGGATTGAAGAACTCTTCGTGGTACCGCCCCTGGGCATCCGTATACCGATTCGCAAGCGTCTTCCGCACTACCGCCTGCCCGGCGATCTCGATGTTCATCACCTCTAGCACGTTGCCAGTGTTGTTCTTCAAAACCAACAACCCCTGAGTCGGAGACCACGCGAGCTCGCTACTGGATGTCGTGAGCGTCGCCGCCGCCCCCTGAAAAGTCTTCTGCGTGATCGCGAGGTTCTGCGTATAGATGACTTCTCCGCCCCTCACTTCGTAACGAGCGAAGTATTCGACCGGCGGAGATGCAGCGGGATTGCATAGGAAGTATGCCCCGTCAGCGACCGTCTCCCAGCAGTACGTCGGGTACAGCGCATTCTTGCCAACCTGCTTCACATTCCGCAGGGACCACAGGATTATCGCCTCCGATGAGTTCAGAAGGAGATTGCTACCACGCACCTTGACGTGATTACCCATGAGTGGCTCGACGGATTTGTCGAGATCCATGCCGAGATCGGTCTCGCTGATCGAATACTCACTACTGGGCTCCGACCATCCGGTCACGAGTCGCGAATCGAAGTAGAACTTCCCGTCCGCGCCGAACCCGCAGTAACTCGCCAGAGATGACTTGGCAATGCTCTGCACCGCACTCCACACGGATTGGCCGGATCGGAACTGGGCGTATGGCACGGTCACATCCACGAGTCCGTTGACCACAACATCCGATGTCGCGACGCCACCGTGCACCGTCAGCACGGTTTTCAGTACGCTGTCCACCGCAGACGTCGCCGCCAACTTCTTGTCGACGTATACGTAGTCCTTGTCGAAAAGTTTCGTCTCCAGACGGCCTGCGGAATCCATGCAGTTGATCCGTGCTGAGCCGTCACCGCCATGGCGATCCTCGGTCCATCCCGCTTCATCCACCTTGCCGGTGAAGATCGTCGCGGTCTCGCTCGTAATCGTCAATTCGATCTTGATCGCCTTGTTCGGTTCCAGATTCCCGTAGTACGGGCTCGAGGGGTACAGGTCAGAGAAGCGCCGGTCTTTGTTCTGGAACACAACGCTGCACGTCCCTGGCGCCGGCGAGCCGCTCATGTTGCCGATGGAGCCGTTGATCGTGATCGACTCGACGTAGTCCGTGAGCTCCGTCCAGTTCGTGCCGTCGAACTTGCAGAAGATTTGCAGTACCTTCGTGGAGTTTCCGTTGGCATCGAACCACCCCGGATTTTCGCATTCGTCGATGAACGCAGCACTGACGGCAAGGTTGCGTGCCATCTATCGCCTCATCGTCGAGAGGCCAAGCGCCACGAGATCCGCGGCGGTCTGACCGTCCAGGTAGCGAGCGTTCGGCGCGTTGATCGTGATCCCGCCACCTACGCCGTCCCTATAATTGCGCGACGCAGTCGGACTCAGCACCTCTTCATCTTTGCGGAGGATGGCCAGCATGTCGCTGGTCGCCGTGCCCCCTTCGTGGAAGGTCGGCCACGTCGGTAGTGTAACTGTCACCGAAGGAAGTCTCGGAAGACCTACCGCGTTGGGATTGAAAAAGCGGATGAAGTCATTCACGAGATCGATGACCCTGTTCACAATTTCCACGCACGTCCAGGCCAATACCTGCAGCGGAACCAGAGTCAACGCGATCACGAATCCGAGAACCCTGAACACAGGGATCAACGCTGTGAGCAATGGCAGAAGAACGTTCAGACCCCCTTGCACGAGCGCGGTTGTTACTGGCCCGAGCGCTTCGAGAATTGGCAGTAGCAATGTGCCCAACGCGTTGCCTATTGCTTTGAGGCCATCGAAGACAGGCTTCAGGACCGCGTTGTTTGCGGGGCCGAGAATCTCCATTATCCCTTTCAGAATCTCGACCGCCGCGATGATGATAAGGATGATCCACCATGTTTTCCCTAACGACAAAACTAGGGCATCAAGACCAGACGAGACCTGCTCGAAGAACAGGGTTATTTGTTCTCCCAGGCTCGCACCCATTTGCAATGCCCCCTGGGAGATCAAGGTATTGGCGGCCTGGGACAAAACATCTCCTACCATTCCTTCAAGTCCACCGCCCCCGGTGAGGGTCGAGACAGCCGCAAGTTGTCCGGTGGTCCTTGCCTGTTGCTCCTTCAGGAAGCGGTCGTTCTCGATCTGCGCCATGACCTTGTTGTACTCGGCGGTTCGCTGCTCGGCTTCCAATGCCTTCTTCGTGGTGTAGTCGATGGCCGCCCACCGTCCGAGCATTTGCTCGACATCGGGTGTAGGGTCCCACCACGTTGCCAGACCGTCACTGATACCCTCGAACAGGTATGTTTGCAGTTCTGCGCCGGTCATGGGGACGAGGCCGCCTTGCCAAGGGGTGTATTGGTATCGTTCGGCGGTATCCGGGAGCATGCCCGCGCCACCACCACTAGTCCTTGCCGGTGCCTGTGGAAACAGCCATTTGTAAGCCGCACTGCCCGTCAACCCTAGCTTTTCCAGGGCCGCAATGAGTGCCACAACCTCTGCCCTGTAGTTCTGCATCTGCGTCGCATTCATTGCGATGATGTATGATGCATCCGATGCTTCCATGAGTGTCTTGACTCGTTGCGCAAGGTCTTTGGGGAGTGCTTCATCAAGCAAGTATTTAGGAAGAGTGAGACCACCGAACTTCAACTTTTCATTCAGAGTCGCAATAGCTTCAGCTGTCTCTGCGGTACGGTCACGGATGTCGATGAGATAGTCAAGAAACGGTTTCATCCCAAGCGCGATCAGTTGCCCGAGGGATTCCTTCATGTTGTTCAGTTCATTTTTCAGTTTCTCCACCGACCCGAACACGGTCGTCCCCATCGCAGCAGCAGCGCCTCCGACGCGCGATTCCAATTCGGTCAAGATGATGTTCTGTGCCGCAGCCGCTTGTCCGGTATCCACAAGACTCTTGATGAGCGTTTTCTGTGATTCGGAGAAAACAATTCCGGCGCGACGTAGCCTAGTCAGTCCGTTCTCGGGATCTTGCATAGCAATCCCAAGCTGACTGACCGCACTTTCGAGGTCCGTCCCCATGACCGTCGCGAGATCGGCGGCGACTTGCATCATCCTCGGAAAGGTTTCCTTCGAAATACCTTCCATCGTGAGCGCAAAAGTCTGCGCCGCCATGATCTGTTCATCATCAAAGATGGTACCGCGCATCATCTGCGCCGCCATCTTCTGAAGTTCTGCCGTGGTATAACCCAAGGCCCCTCCCGTTGCCCTGAGTACCGAATTCATCTTGGAGAGTTCCTGTTCCGATTTGAAGTATTCCTGTACCGATTCCTTGATGACTTGCTTCAGAGTCTGCCAAACTTTCTGGAGTCCTTGCACGATCACTTGACCTGCACTTATCGAAACGCCCAGTCCGATCATGCCTTTCACGGTACTTGACAAACCAGTCTGCACCTCTTTGAGTGACCGGTTCATGGTCTTCAGACCGGACGAAACCTCATCTCGTAGTTTGACCTGGACGACCCTGGTATCGGTTGAGCTTCCCATGGCTGCTACGCTTCGCCTCTTCGAGTGATGCTTCCTGTCTCTCGGCTATCTTCGCTACAAATCGACCCTGGATGATTTCCAGAATCGCCATGAGTCGAGGTTGTGTTTCCCAGCATTCCAGGTATTCGACGGGAGTCATCGCGAAGGACATTGACTCGCCTTGCGCGAGCCGGCGGAATAGCCCGATGTACCAAGTCCATTTCGCGCGCCCTATCCATGTCGGCGATCCGACACGGTACAGCGGTTTCCCTTTCGCAAAGCACGAATCGACCGCGCATCGTATCTCCTTCGCCTCGTCGGGCGTTAGGTAGGGTCCGCCTCGTCACCGTCCTCGGAAGCCACCTCATTCTGCTCGTCAACTTTCCCGACTATGTACTGCAGGATGGACGGGTTGGCGTTGTCCAAGGAATCCCACAGCGGCTTGTCCCAAACGCACGCGGCGCCGTCGCTCGTCATATTGTGCTTGGTGACGCCATGTTCGAGTTTCAGATTGCGTACCTTCATTTCTCGTTCCGCCATACCCTCGGCCAGCGGGATCGCAGAAATCTTCGCGGTCTTCTTCCCAGCCTGAGCCTCGTCGGACGATGTAACGAAGGATTCGAACTTCATGCCCTTCATCGACTCTTCCCGGATCTGCGCGGCCGCGAAGGGATGATACTTCCGCACCTCCGCCCACACGTCGGACCCGCCGAAGAACTGGTTCAAGGGAACCTTCACGCGGTCGATGACCGCCAACCCGTCGATCTTCATTTCCCTTTCCTTCCGCCTCTACGTCCACCCCGTCCACCCCGTCCACCCCGTCCGCCCCGTTTACCGCCCTTACCCCCACATGGCATCTTGCGCCTCCTTACACGCTGTAGGTGTACTCGCTCGTGACCGCGTTCAGGATCGTCACCGTGACGGACTGCGAACTCGCCAGTTCCGCCGTGTAGGGCAGTTCTACCGTGATCTCGTCGGCGTCCCAGCTCGGATTCCCGCCGGTGTACTTCGCGCTGGCGATGTCGATGATCATGTCGAACGTCTCGGAGGTCGCCAGGATTTCCGTACTCGTGATCGTGAGCTGTAAGGCCCGTGCTGTTCCGGCCTGGAAGTTGTTGATCTCCGCAAAGGACACCCCGTTGAACACCCCGCCCATTGATCCGGTGATTCCAGAATCGCCTTCGCGGATTGCCAGGGCACTATTGGACCCGTGGATTCGATGATCCGCCTTGACGCCGTTTTCCACGTCCATCGAGAAACTTCGCGCCTCGTCGTATTCGCTCGACGCCGTACCGGTGCCGATCTTGAGCAGTCCGGTACCCACGGCACTGTTCAAAAAGAACGGCTGCGTGGATGTGAAACTCACCGTGTAGCTCGACGGATATACCGCGTCTCGGCTGGTGCCGATGCCCTCTACGGCAATTGTCACAATGTCATCGACGCCACCCTTGATCGTGGCCTTCGTGCATTTCCAGTCTTTGACGCGGATGATCTTGTCGATTCCGGTTTCGTCCGCGACGCCGGCGGCATAGAGCAGGATCGTGCCGTACTTCAGCTCCTCCGCGGGGTAGAACTTGTGCCGACCATAGGCGCTGGTGACAACCGAACTTGCGACCTCGGCCCCAAAAATGAGTTTCATGAGTCGGCCCATGTTCCCGGCGTTCGCCTCGAGGGTGAAGCCGATCGGCACTTGTTTCGTGCCCACGTAGCCGGTTCCCTTGAATCGCGTGTTCAACCGCCGGTTCGAGTCGATCATGGCGAACTCTTCGAGTCCACCCGTCACCTCGCTCGGCTGCGCAAACGTGTACACCGTGGCGCTCGAGCCAATTGCCGATTGGATACCGAAGCCGATGTACATGTTTCGTCCGGGATAGCTCTCGCTAGAAGCTGCCATGTCGCCCTCCTATTGAACCTGGCCGGGGAAGACGAAACGGATGATGGAGATGACTCCACCCGCCGCCTCTTCTACCGTGGCCGAATCGAATCTGCCGGCCTGGGTAGCAATCGCATTCAGAGCCAGTACGACTTCCTCCTGACCCTCCGCGATCGCCACCTGTCGTCTGTTGGATTTCTGATCGCTCATGTACTGCACACGTATCTCGATGGTCCGATCCACGCGCACGATGCCGCTATGCATCCCCCCTCTGACCATATTCGCCGTGGACAAATCCCCTACCACTATTCGGTAACGTCTGTCCTGGAGCACCTCTTCGCTGTCGGTCAGAACGTAACCCTCGGCCTTCATCGCGGTCTCGATGTTGTTTGCCAAAGTGGTGATCATCGCCGCAGCCTCACGAGGCCAGAGACTTCCACGTCCGGCTCCTTGTCCTCATCGCTGTCGTATTCCCATTTCATGGACTGCATGGTGGAGCTATACCGCTCCCCGTAGAGATCGGCGCGTTTCCACCAGACGCCATCTGCGTCCTTCGCGAGATTTCGGCAAACCTTGGACAGCGTCAAAGCAACATGAGCCGGCTTCAAATCCTCGGAACTGACGATGAGTGCCGGCCGGTAGCCTCGCGCGCTCACATCCGCGCACATGTCTTCGAAGGCGCGATCTATCTCGCGCTGGAAGGTTCGACGGACAACATACTCGCTGGTATTGTCGATGCTCGCTGAGAACGCCGCCGTCGTCGTGATCGACCCCGTATCACGCACCGATGCTTTCACCGTACGCACATTGCCCGTGTTCGTTCCGGCCACGATCTCAATCGTACCACCCTTCCAGTGATTGTCGTCGTACTCCCGTAGATCCCCGTCGATGACCTCGCTCGATCCACCACCGTCGGCCATCCCGTGCGTCATGTATTTCTGCGTCTGGAGTTCCGAGCATTCTGAGATGAGGTCCTCGTCGGTGATGAGTGAGAGAATCGGGAACTGCACGACGTCGAACAGTTGAACGTACCTATGTGTCGTTCCGTCGCTGAAGTTCAGCGTCCACTCGGCGCGCCCGTTCTCCTCATAGTCGGCCGTCACCGCCGTCCCCGGCGTGTACGAGCAGACTCCGCTCGATGCGATCGTGGCCGAGGAACCTGTTACCCCGATGACGTTGTCGAGGTAGATCGAAATGGTGCCCGAGGTAGGGACCACCCTCCGATTGTGGTCCCACACCTCGAACGTCAGAGCGTCGGTCTCAGATGAGACCTGGAGCTGCTGCTTCACGGGTTTACACCCGCGCGCCGACGAACGCCTTTGTCATCGTGACACCGGCCGTGGTTGCGCCTTCGCTTGCATACTGCAGACGAACGAACCGCTCGATACCTGCGAGCGGCAGTTGCAGTCTCTTGGCGCCGACCGCGAAGATGGCGGACGCCACCTTGAGCTCACCGAATGTCTTGTCGTACAACCGCCCGCCGAAATCCGCGGAGTTGGTGGTGTGGTTGTCCCACACAGACGTAGCCGCGGCGGCAGAGCTGGCCGACTGCACAAGAACGTGCAGCACACCTCCGGAGATCATCTCCGCGCCGGACGGTATGTCGATGAAGATCGACACCGGACTCTCGAACAGGGCGATGTCATCTCCAAGGTCGATCACGTTCGTCGATGTGACCGTGATGCCGCTCGCCGGCATCGCCAGCGAGGTATGCAGCATCAACTCGTCGTCGATGGGCATCACGTTGCGGGCGTCGAAGGCCACGAGGTACTGAAGCAATTCTGGCCTCAGCTCCAGCTTCACCATCCCCTGAAGGAATTTCAGTATGTTCATGCCGTCCTCCCTACACCGTCTTCCCGGATTCGACATCCGAGAGGGCCGGGTCCACGACGACCGGGATGCCACGATACCAGTCAACCTCCGTATCGTAGTTCTTCATGTCGGGGGTGATGTGAAGACCTGAGACCTTGAGATCGTTCAGGTATCCCGCCCCGAGCCACGTGGTCACCAACAGGTCAGGTTTCCAGCCCATCTGGGAAAACAGGTTGGTCATGTTGAGGTTGGTGATCTTGGACCCGGTGTTCACCCTTGCCAGCCGGCCGATGGACTTCGGGTGGTACTGCGCCACGCCGATGCGGGCGTTGAAGAACATCCGGTAGACCTCGTCGAAATTCCCGCTGGAATCCTTGTCCACCGTCGCGTCGTAGTTGTTGGCCTCGATGAGAACACCCTTCGGGCCTACTGCATGGATTCCCATGAAACGCTTCGGACCCAGCTTGAAGGCGTAGACGCTCGTGGTCTCTGCGCTGCCGCAGTCCACGACGCAGTCGCTCCCGGCGCCAGTCAACGGCAGCCGTTTCAGCATCCCAGAGAACCCCTTGCTCTGGTCATGCGACCCATAGAAGAGTTGGTCGCTCCCGTTGTACCCCATGGCCTCGAGGTACGCGACGTCCTCTTCTGAGCGGTAGACGTTCGGTCCTCGCGGGTCCGAGTCCGCCTTGATCTTGTCCACCTCGGAACACCCGGAGAGAAGGAACACACCTTCCTGCCAGGGTATCCTCGTGGCCTTGCTGCCCGCGACGTACTCCCCCAACTGTCGAAACGCCACGGTCGGCCTGCCCGTTGTGCGAGCAAACTTCTCGACCCACCCGACGATCTGCCGCTGCGGCAGCATCCTGAAGGTGATTCCGGCGTTCTCACAGGTGAGCGCGTCAACGAGTTCGACCTGTCCTCCGCCGACCATCTTCGCGTAGTCGAGCAGTGACAGAACGGTTCCTTTCGTTGCCATGCGCTATCCTCCGTTGTCCCCTACTGCTGCTTCTTGTAGATGGCCATGAGGCCTTCTGACGCGGCGCCCCTTTGGGGTGGCGTACCATCTCCGGCTTTCTTCTGAGGAGTCTTCTCGGTGAGCAATCCCGCCTTTTTCGCTTTCGTGATCCAGTCGAGTTTTTGATCGGCGTCGCCCGCGGGGAGCAGACTCTCGTCGAAGTCCTTCGGTAGCCCTTGCAGCTCCGCGTCCAACAGTGCCTGCACGACGGCAGACACGCGCTCTAGCCTTGGCCTAAGTATTTCGAGATCGGCGTGATCGACGCTGTAGAGTTTCTCGAACTCGCCTTTCGTCCTCAGCGCTTCGTCTCGCTGCCGCTTTTCCTTGGATTCCTTCTCCTTGAAGATGCCCAGGATACGCTCGTACTCGGCCTTGACCTTCGCGTGCTCTTCGGCGCTCACGGTCTTGGGTGCCTGCTCGGCCCCCTTCTCGTCTGCGCCTGACGCAGAGGCATCGCCCCGGCTATCCCCCGCCTTGTCCTCCGACGTCTCGCCGGCAGACTGGTTCGCTCCCGCCGAGGCCCCGGCCTCGTCATCTTTCGCGAACCACTGGAGATGAATGTGCTTGGTAACGTCTCGTTCCTCGCCCAGCATTCGACAACCTCCCAACACAACCCGTGTGAAAGGTGGTCTTGCCGCGAGGGCTCCACCATGCCGGGAGCGTACGACGTACCCTCCGCTTTATAGCCCGAGGCCGGGCAGCACCTTCACCGAGAGTCTACGTCTCAAAATGCGTCACGTCAACCACCCTGATGACTCGCCTCATACTCCATCCTGTACTCCGCGACTGTCTTCACGACGATAGGCCGGCCGAGATCCGGATCTGCCGCGGCGACCTCCTCTGGCACGAGTTCGCACCGGCACCGGTACTGGCACCTGGTCGCCCCAACGCCCGGAAGTCCTAGCGCCTCCCACTCAGCCCACGTCTTCGTCTCACCGTGGCGGTTCTGGCAATCTTCGCACTCCCTGTCATCTTGCACGTCAATCCATGTCCACAATTGCGCATCGGGGTATTCGTCGCGCAGGCCACCCTGCTGCAACATCCCGATTCCGCCGGACACGCTGTTCACGATCGAGTTCCGCATCCCACCAAAGATCGGCCCGCCCTCGGCGTAATCGCGGAACAGCCAATCCCGGATACCCCGCTCGTCCATGTTCCCGGCGAGCAATTTCTTGACGGCGGACTCCAGACGGTTCCCGATCTCCTCGGCGTCCACCCTGAGTCTAAGAGCCAATCTCTGCAAGGCGAGTTCGCTATGGTCCACCACCGCTCCTGTCCAGCGTGATCTCCCTGGCCCACTTCGCGCAAAACTGCGCTACGAGTTTGTCCATCTGATCAACAGACCACGGTGTGAAGTCGAAGAAGTAGTACCCCTTTCTCTGCACATACACCCCCACGTCCGCGCGTACGGGCTTCAATCGAATCTCTACCGCGTGACTCCTCTCTCCGTACTCCTTCGTGTAGGTGCCATGATCCCCCAACAATCCTTCCACCCCCACGAGCGGATGATCATGTCCCTTCGCCCTGATCGTGCTCGCGGCGTTGCGCTTTTGCGCGCCCCCGGTCGGAGTCGTCGATTCCGCGATGCCCCGAACGATCCCGTCTATCACTCGCGTACCACACGTCATCAGCAGTCCGCGAATGGATTTCTGGAAGACCTCAGGTTTGGCGAATGACAGATCTTCGAATCTCTTTTCCAAAACGCCTCCCTGCTTCGATGGCCTGGTCGCCCACGGCTTTGAGGGTTCCCTCAGCCACCGTCATCGCGAATCGTTTGCCGTATTCACCGGGCATTCGTACAAGGACGGCCATGTCCAGATCACGTAGCGCCTTGTCCACCCGCTCCTCCGCCTTGAACCGGAGTCGCATCTCCTCGTCCACCAGGCGCCTGAGCGCCTTCTCGACCCATGCCATTCCCGCCTCCGTTTCCGCCGAACTGCGGCGGCATGTTTGCTCCCGGCTTGCCGAAGATCAGATCGGTGAGCGGCTGCTTCGGCTTGATCTCCTTGTTCTCCTCGGCGACCTGTTTGATCTTCTCGATCGCTTCCTCGCGCGAGAGATCCGGATCTTCCCGCAATAGGTAGTCCGCTGCGTTCGAAACGTTGAACTCGAATTCGAAGCGCCATCGCTTCTCCTCCTCATCCCAGGTCGGCGGGTACTCGATCTCCCCAGGGTTCCAATCGAGCTCGGCCTCCTCGGGGATCCTGCGGTCCGGGTAGTCCATGTTTTGCATGAGCCGCAGGAGCTGGAAGAGTTGCACTTCCGTCGCTCGCGCGACTTCCTTGTCGGCTCTGCGGATTTCCTCGAGTGCGCGATTGGCCACCCGAAGGCTGAAGCCAGACGCCACGTTGCCGCTCAATGTGAAATTCTCGTTGCTGATACCGAAGTTGTTCGCGATCGCCGCGACCTTGCCGCGAATCACGGAGTCGATCTGCTCGACTTGTGCCTTGAGATCTAGCGTCGCGGCGCTTGCGCCGGGGGGTAGCAGAAACGGGAATGAGGGGTCACTGATCGCGTTCAGGAGGGTCCGGTCGAGCGTGTCTCCTGTGTCGCCCTTCGTGAAAACGACTTGCTTGAAGCTCTGCGTCTTCACGAGGTACGCGAGATAAGTGAGAAAGACGCCGATGACCAGGTTCGCGTCGTAGGCGTCCTCGTTCAGCTTCTCACGCCAGAATCCGCGCGTAGGTGCCGCGGCGTGGTAGGGGATGACGGGGATGACGCCGTAACGGTTGACCTGGTCGTTGTCCTCCGATGCGGCGCTGAATGGATTCTTTTCGAGCAGTTGCCCCGTTTCATTCAGGAACAGGCGCCGGGCCTTGTCGTAGTAGACCCAGTAACGGATCTCCTTCCCCATATTATCCGAGCCGACGACGAGGTAGGAGAACGACTTCATTTCGAGAGGGTTGTCGTCCCGCAGTTCGACGTGCACGATGTCGGGCGACATGAGTTCGAGCATGAGCTTCTGGTCGGCCGGGATGCTGCGGACGCGGATGAACGCCACGCTCCCGGCCTTCGCCAGGCGTTGCGCTTCGGCCATCATCCAGTCGAGTTTCCATTCGTCCGTGAGTTCGGCATAGAGCGGGAAGTCGAGTGGCTCGCCATCGGGGCCGAGAAGTTCCCGTACGACGCCGTTCGTATAGACGGTGGAGGTTTCGCGGATGATGCGACGGAAAATGTTCTGCGAGGTGTCAGCCATGAGCTTGATGAACTGCGCGGTCTCGGGTACGAACTGCCGCATCAGTTCGTTCAGCAGCAGGTCTTTCCAATCGTTCTCGTAGACCTTGATCTTCCTGAGCATCCGCGTCCGGCGCTCGTTCTGACTGCCTGCCTTGATCACGGACGTTCCGGCGGGCAAGGGGAACAGATCCTGCGGCAGCAACTCCATGCTAGGGGAATTGGTTTTATCTTTCATGCCCTACCTCCGCGAACAGCGAAGTGATTTTTCCGCCGCGCTGCTCCAATCGCATCACAAGGTACCGCATCGCGTCGCAAGCGTGATCGTTCATTTTGACCGGCTGCTCCTTGATCGGCTTGCCATCGGCCGCCTTCGGCCACACATAGGCCAGTATCTCCTCTTCCATGCATGTCGGCAAGTGGGCCGTTTCGAGCGCCTTGTCTCGATCGACGAGGGAATCGCGTAGGAGGTACAGTCGCGGCTTACCGTCGCCCTGAACGCGAAGCCGTTGCTCGACGGCCTGCACGCCGGTGGAGATCTCCTTGCGCGCGGGTGACGTGGGGATGCCATGGCGTTGAAGCGTAGCACGATCTTCGGCATCGTGGTCTGCCACCGTGGCCTCGATGACCTCGCCCTTGCTGAGCTCGACGATGCGCTTTGCATGATCCTCGACGATCCGTTGTGAGCGGTAGATCTCGCGGTAGCGATACAGCCGCCCATCCGGGTCTATCGCCCACCACTGGCAGACGAACGGATTCGTGTAGCCAAAGTCCACCGAACGGACACGCCGCCACTCCGCGGGAATCGGGAAGCGGTCGATGAGGTGGATTGCAGGGTCGTAGTTGTCCCACACAAGCCCCTCGGCGGCGACCCACTTGCCATCCCGGAGCCGATCGCGCCGGACGCCCGTGAGTTTGTCGAGCGTCGCGAGGTAATCTGCCGGGTTCGTGGGGTTGTCCTTGGCCGACGAGTAGAAGACCTTCGCCTGACCACCAATGATGAGATCGCGGTTGATCCAGTGTGTATCGGCATCGGGGTTGGTCGATAGTACGATCTGCCGCCATGGGGCCGCGGTGCCGCGCATGCGGGCGAGAAGCTCGTCGAAGTCCGCTCGGGTGAACTCTGCCGCTTCTTCCATCCACGCAATGTCAACACCTCCGGCCTGGCCCACGGAGCGGATCTTCTCGCGCTGGTCTTCGTCCTTCATACCCCCGTAGGCGAGGAGGGATCCGTTCGTGTATTCAAAACGGTTCTTGCTCGGACCATGCGTACAGAATGGCGTACGCCCGATGATGCCGCGCTCGAAGAAGAGCACCGTGGAGTTCGTCATGCTTTCGCGCGTCTTCCGAAGCATGAGGCCCTGAGCACGCGGGTACTTGAGCATGTAGCCGTGGACCTTTTCCGCGGCGAGTCTGCTCTTGCCTCCGCCGGCACTTCCGGTCAGGAGCAGGATCGCGGCCTTGCTACGCCAGGGCGCGACCTGCCAGGGAAAGGGAGCGTAGGTGTTCTCCGGCAAGACATCGCCCATGCGCCCCG